ATGAAGAAGCATAGAATCGCCAAAACGACCTTGAGCTGCTACATTTTTAGTTTGTTGTTGAATGTCCATATTTGTGTTTCCACCTTTATTAAAATTATGACTTATTTGTCCGCCTTGTGCAGCACCAATATTTATATTACTTATTCCGCCTGCATTTGTATTGTCTTGAGGACCATAGTAACCCATATAGTTTCTTAGTTGTTCGTAGGGTTGAAAGCCTGTATCACGAACACTACCTGCAAATTCTGCTAATTTTGCTAAACCTGTTTCTTCAGTCTTTGCAGGAAAATCAAACTTATCTGTAATTTGATAACTGCCATCTTCATTTTGATTTACTGTTGCTTGCCCTAAAAAAGTTTTTAAATTATAAAAAGGATTTTTTATCTTGTCTCTTAACTTACCTTTTGCATCACTTTGACTAGCATCTCCTGCTGAAACCCCTTCCATAGCATTATAATCTGAATATTCTATAAGATTAGGACTTACTCCTCTGTTTACTTTATCTGCTCTTCTTTCTTCAGATTGACTATATTCAACTACTTTTTTCAAAGCAATTTTTTCTGCTTTGCTTAAATCTTTTTCTGTTCTATCTTCGTTTGGATTAAAAAATTGTCTTACATTAATAGGTAAAAATTTATCTTTGCTATCTTTTTTTGCTTTGACTGGAGCAGTTGGATAAGGATTTTTACCTGTTGGTACAAATGATGTTTTCTTTTTTTCTGGAACTACTCTTTCAATAGAAGAAGCTTTCTTAGGCATAGAAATATTTAAAGATTTTCCAGCTTGGATTTTATTTACGTCTGTAATATTATTAAGTTTTGCTAAATCTTTAACAGAAACTCCTAGATTTCTAGAAATTTTACTAAGCGTATCGCCTTTTTTAATTTTGTATTTCACTATCTATCTTCCTCTTTTGTTTCACATCCAAACATGTTAAAACTCATGTCAACCGCACTTGTATAAACTTTTACTACATCTGTTTGATTCAATGTTATCCCAATTACTAGGGTTAGTGAATCGTTTGCCGCTACTGATTTATCATAATATATAAATTGTTTATCATTAGCAGAAGCTCCATCTACATGAACGCTTAATCTAAATGTTATAGCTGAACCTGTTCTGTTTGCTGCAACAATAGAACTAACTGTTGTTTGTGTCATATCAGGCACAGTATAAAGTGTAGTAACTGTTGTTGCTGCTGGGTCTAATTGACCTAATACTTTTAAATTATCAGCCACTTGTCATCCCCATTAATAAAAATTGATGTCTCTTTAGACCTTTGCTTACTACAACACTTTGTAGTTTTTGTAATTTATCTATTTCAATAGCTAAATCTTGCACAGCTTGTTCTAAAATTCTTCTTGTAACTGCTTCATCTGCGGAACTATATTCTTGTTGTGCTAAAGGTAATGCTATTGTTTTAGGATTTGCCATTATCTTTTACCATCTGGTCTTATATCTAATCTCAAATCACCTAATCTCCAACCATAATCACTAGATGAATTAGATACTCTGATAGCACATTGCCTGCTTCTTGCTCTTGTATTTGTAAATGTAGAAGCTGGTGTAACTGATACAGTTGATAAGGTAGATAAATCTTCTAATGGATAATCTCTACCTTTAATTGTTATAGTGACATCATCTGATGTTGTTTGTTGGTCCCTAAATTGTATATCAGGTATTATTTTATTAACTGCAATAAACTTATCTCCATCTGGGTCTAAGTCAAAATCACTTGATTCTATAAATGCAGTAAAGTCACTACCATCATCTCCATGACCTACTTCGTGTGAATAAATATAATTATTATTAACTGTACTATCGTTTTTACTAGCTGCTATTGGGTGGTCTAATATTACAGCAGAGTCCCAAGCAGTTCTTACAAAGTTATCTGCTGTTGTTCCAATAGACCAAACTTGTTCTAAATAATTAAACATTACATATTTATCTACTTCTAAACTAGTACCTGAAGGATAGAACCACATTATTTCATTAGCACTATCATTTACTGCACCAAATATTTTAAATGCTTGTCCTTTGTTTAAATCGCTTAAAACATAGTCTAATACTGTACATGGTAATCTTTGAGCACTACCTGAGTAACTATAGAATCCACCATTATCCATAAAGTAAACTTGATTATTAGCATTAACTGCTGCATTGGGAGATATTAAAGATGGACCATGTGCTACTTCATTAAATGAAAATACAAATGGTGCTCCTACAAATCTCATAGAAACTATACCTGCATCAGTCCAAATAAGTATTTCCTGTCTTGTTCTTAATGCACCTATTATTGTAGAACCCATTGATAGTTGCACACCACCTGCTTGGTTTGTTGCTGTAGGAGTCCAATCTATAATACTTTCTGTATCTGAAAATCTTACCAATAAAGGGTCAATTGCTGTAGAACCTATTGGATTACATCCAAAAGCTATTGCGTGTTTGTCTACATCAGATAACATTATTTGGAAAACTGCTGTTGGCACATTGCTAGCATTACTTAAAGTAGTTGCATCTACTGCTCTTATATTACCGCCAGAAGATTCATCCCAATAATAAACACCACCAGCTCTAGGGTTTAAAATTAAATCATCACCAAAGTTATCTATAGACCATAATCTTAACTGATTTGTTAATGTTAAATCATTAGCAGAACCCCAAGTGCCTGCACCCCAAGTTCCAGAACCCCAACCTGTTGATTGAACATAAACATCTAAACCTGTATTTATTTGATATACAGCATCAGCACCTGAACCACCATTACCACTATCACTACTATTTGCTGTAGCTGTAGCTGTAAAAGTAAATGTATCTGCAGTTGCCACACCAGTAATTTGATATTCTTGATTTAATACAGAAGCAGTAATATTACCGCCTAAAGATGCTGCACCAGCTAATGTTACAAAATCTCCTTCAACAGCACCGTGTGCGTTATCAGTTGCAGTTATAGTAGTGCTGCCATTAGTAGCAGAAAAAACAATACCATTAGTAGTCGTGGCTCGTATGGGGGTAACATCACTAAATACATTTCCTTCTAATACATAGAATTTTTGATGAGTACCTAAAGTAATATAGTTTGTACCACTAGATGCTCTATATACAAATATTTTTCTAGCTGTGCCTATAAAACTATCTGTACTTTGTTTTTGCCAGCCACCTATTCTTTCAGGTCTACCTTTTCTAAACCTAACTTTGTCTGCATCAAACCATCCACCTTCATTACTATAATTAGTACCTTCTTTGTTTATACCTGGTCTAAATACATATTTGGCTAAAGACATTATTTATACCTCGTGCCATTCTTTACCTTCAAAAAGTAAAGCCTCTGCTTCTCTGCGTCTTATTAAACCTTGTAAAACTTTACCGCCTGCTTTATTCCAACGTTTAATTTGTGCTGGAACATCGTTAAAGTCTTTATTGTTTAAAACTTTTAACATAGAAGAAGCTTTTAAATTAGATGGACCAAGATTAAAAACCCAAGATACAAGAGAATCAAATTGATTTTGTTGTAAATCAACAGTTACGTTATCATTTATATAACCTTCGTATTCATTCATTTCATGTAATAATAACTTATCAGCTTCTTCTTGAGTAAGAGTATCGCCTTCTTTTACGTCTTTAGTTGAACCGTAGCCTTTTGTCCAAACTCCTGCTGCACATTTGTACGCTTCTAATTCACAGCCTTCAAACTTTTTAATTAATGATAAGCCTTCTTTTGATATCTCCATCTTTTTATTCCTCTTTGCTTGTAGTAACTTTTCTATAATAGACGACAACTTCTTTAAGTTCATTTATGTACCTCTTTAATTCTTGCATATTATATGCCATCAATTCATAGTCAGGGACTGACATAGCAACAAATACTAACTGTCCTTGGTCCTTATCTACTCTTTCTAAAAACTCTTCCAAATTTTTGTCTGACACGACATACCAATATGGGTCTTTTAAATCTATCTCTCTAGGCATTATAGGTTGAACTATAATTCTTTCTATAGGTTTAGATATAACCTCTACTTGTTGTTTACTTGGTATCAGACTGCAACTGCAAGCCATCATCAAGACTGTCGATGTTACGACTATCTTCTTCAATGCTATCAAATACATTTTTAGTTCCTTTGTTAATCCTAGGTTCTATAAGACCAGGTTTTGCTGCTGCTAATTTAGTTAAATTATGCCTTTTAAATATGTCAAGGTATCTTGACATTTCTTGTTCTATCTCTTGGTTGCGTGATTGTATTTTTAACAAGCCTTCTGTTTGTGTAGCAAAATCATTTTGTAATGATTCTATTGCTAGTTTTTGCTCTTGATTTCTTAGTTCAAATGCTTGATTTAATGCAGAAAGTTTAGAGTTTTCATTCCACAATAAATAAGTAGCTAGTACCATAACTGTTATTATTCCAATTAAAACTTTACTCATTGCTTCCCCATGTATATACCTGTAATGGTTTAGACTTGCCTTTAACCTCTATTGGTTCTAATAATTTTAACTTAAATTTAGACTTTTTGGCAGTTTCTTCACCTATTAATGTTCCTACCCCTGCAACTTTTGTACTTGATTCTAATCTTGCAGCAACATTACATGGGTCGCCTATAAGAGAAAATGCAAATCTATCAGTAGCTCCAAAATTACCAGCAATACATACGCCACTATTTACTCCAATACCAATAGCTATTTCTGGTATACCTTCTTCTGCAAATTTAATATTTAACTGGTCTATATTCTTTTCTATTTCTTGTGCTGCTTGTAAAGCTAAGTTGTGATGGTCATCTTGTGGAATTATTGTATTCCAATGAAACATACCTGCATCACCAATAAACTTATCAGTACATCCAAAATATTTATTAGCTGCTTTAACTTGAACATCTAATACATTGTTCATAATGTATGTAACCATTTCAGGTTCTACTGATTCAGACAAGCTAGTAAATCCCCTAAGGTCTGTAAATATAATACTACAGTCAACTCTATTACCATTTACTTTACAAAGTTCTGGATTGTCCTGTAACTTCTTAACCATTCTAGGGTCAAGATATTTACCAAATTGTTTTTTAACCTGTTGTCTTAATTTATATTGTTCTCTAAATCTTAGATAAAAACCTAAAGAAGCTGTAATAAACTGTGATATTAAAGTCCAAGTTACATCAATTAAGATTCCACGCTGGATAAGATAGTGTCCAAAAAATATTGTTAAAAAGAATAATAGACTGGTTAATGTTATTCCTGCCGTCATTCCAAAAATATTTATACATAACCAAACAAAAGTTACTGTTATCACTAAAATTAATAATTCAGCAGCTAATGACCAGTCAGGTATATAAGGACTATCTTGTATTAATATTGATTCTGCAAGTGCTGCTTGTATTTTGTGTGGCTCTAATAAACCAACTGGCGTAGCTATTTGCGGCATTACACCATTAGCAGTAACCCCAACAAATACAAACTTACCTTCTACATTCATTTCTTGTAAATCAGTTTGTGGTGTATCTATCCAACTAATCCACTTACGACCAAGACTATCTGTTTTAACAGGCGGTATACCTCTAATTGATATTTCTTCTATACCGTTATCGTTAGTTTTTATAATGTAAGTCTTTACACCAAATAATGCTTTATATATTTGTGTGCCAAAAGATGGAATCCAGTTATTATTAGGTGTACTTACAAGTAAAGGGATTCTGCGTACAAGTTGGTCAACTTCAGTGGGAGCAATGGCTAGACCCTGTAATGTATTATCTTTTAGAGTGTTCAGGTTTTCCTTGACTCCCATAGATACTATACCACTAACATGACTACCTTTAACAACTGTTCCTGTTGGCTCTGGATAATTGCCTTTACCATCTTCAAACATAGCAATTACAGATGGTGCATATCCAAGAGTTTGTGCAAAGATTTCATCTCCACCCATTCTATCTGCTTGTGGAAAAGATATAACCCAACCTATTCCTATAGCTCCTTTATTAATAAGCTCAACTTGAATTTCAGCTAGTCTTTTTCTTGGTAAAGGATATCCACCTTCATTTTCTACATCTTGTTCTGTAATATTTAATATTACAAAATTACCACTAGATTTTTGTTGTTTTACAAAAGTATCAAATGTTTTTAATTTTAATATTTGTGTAGCAGTTGATTGATACAACAAAGGCATTATAAGTATTATAAGTATTATGAATATTAACTTCTTCATTAATCACTCTGCGTTATAGTTATAACAGAATCACTACCGCCATTTATCTTAATAACATTAGATATGCCATCTTGTATAAATATTACTGTATATGAGTTATTGCCATCTAAATCTAGCTGAACAGATTCATTTACATTTCTTCTTAAACTAATAATATTTCCTGTTATTAATGTAGTAATTTGTGTATCTGGGTCTTTTCCTAAAAGCGTTCCTGTTATTTGTGTACTAGTTGCTTGAGCTAATACATCTTCATCTTTTGATATAGCTAATGCATCTAATACATTAAGCAAATCTTCTAAATAGTTTACATCAAGATAATTTATATCTAATTCTGTAAATTCTAATTCATTGTTAGATAAAAAATCTTCTGCTAAATAATCTATATCTAAATCGTTAAAATCTAATATGTTAACTTTTTTAGTTGTTATTTCTTCTTGTGTAATAATTTCTTCTTTAGGAGGAGTAACAATTAACATATTGTCAATCATGTCTAAAGTAAGGTCTAGTATTACTGGTTTACTTGGTGCAGATTCAAATACACTTACTGTTGTTGCTTCGTAAGGTTTATTTAAAGTAACTGAACCCATAGCAGTAACTACTTCTATTTCGCCACTAGAAAGCCCTAGAGCGTCTGGTAGAAGTATTATAAGACTACGACCTAGTTCATCAACTGTAGCTGTAAAATCTGTCCCACGAATTGCTATGTTAGCTGTGGGCGTTTGTAGTTTTATGTTTTGTTTATCTATACGATTTAGATTGCCAGTAATAAAACGTGCTGTCCCAAGACCAAAGGTAAGAGCCATTTTAGATTTGCTTGGGTCTGCATCAAATATATACTCGTCTATTATTAATTGGGAATGTTCTGTCAAGCTTACTTTACTATCATCTAAAAAAGTAATAGCCATTCTGCCATTAGTAGTAATAGCTTCATCATTGCTTTGTATAGCAAACTTTAAATTTGCATTGTAA